ATAGCTAAGCGCTTATGCGCGTTATGCGCTATGTACTCCGCTGGGGTGGGTAGACGTATGAGCCCCTCCACTGGCTGAATTGCCGCCGCATTGGTGACATAGTCAAAGGTGTCGAAAGCGGCATATCTGGCATTGAATGGGAATCCCATAGCCTGCCAGTCAGCTGGCGGTTGCTTGCGGACGAGCATACTGTTCCACACAACAGGCGCGTAGAGACGACACACCCGACGTAAGCCCGACTCCTTTTTCATGATGGCCGCAACGGAATCAACCGGAATAGCCCCTCCAGGAAATTCAATGCTACCGCTTGGATCCAGGAAGGCAGAACTGCTAACACTAGCGCACATGATAGCCATCTTAAGAATCACCTCAGCAACGTACTCTGTGGGCACGCCCATGCCCGCTAGGGCTGATGAAATCTTTGCCATTTCCTCTGTGTTGGCCATGTTGTTTGAAACTACGCTCACAGGCATCTTGAAGAGCTCATCAACGGAGAACCGACCGTACGGATTGGCTGGGTTCCTCCTCATTTCAGGTACAGGCTCAAGGGTTGGCCTTCCGATCTCAAAGGAGATGTTCTGGAGGTTCGAATTGTAACGACTCTCATTGAGCGTATCAATCAATCTGGTAAGTCTCTGCTCGAGTTGACTCTCATGATTCTCACCCCTTTGTTGCTCCTGCCTACGATTTGGCCTTGGTGGACGCTGTTCCGCAGTGGACTCTTCTTCCCCGGCCCCAGTTGTTGACCCCTCACCCTGTCTTGCGAGAATGGGATTTTCCTTCGGCGGCATGTTTCTTTCCTTCAATTCACACTCAACTCTGTAGATCAATTACAAGCCTGTACACCTAAAGGCGCACTAAGTACCTTAAGGTTCGATACAGCAGTAATGTGCTCTGGCGTCAAGTCACAACCAATCAACCGTATGGACTCTCCTGTTAAGATTATGGTGCACTGACGAATGTCAGCTGGGTAGATAAAGTAGAGTGTTATCGCGAAAGTCAGAAGTCCTAAACAGAAATTCAGTGCCGTGCTCCACATGTGATGCAGCCTGAAGGGCGGACACTCCGCAACAAGATAATGCAAACCAGCAAAATGATTAAAGGCCAAATGAGCCACCTCCCTACCGTCCCTTGTTCCACAGAATTTAATTTCTTCGGTGAGCAATAGTCCACAGACTTAGTTCCGTCCCTGTACTTTCCCCCGTGAGGTAAACTATGCTGCAAATCACCTACGTGTGGAAGGGTGGCACGAGTCAAAAGTCCGATGAGCACCGCTGCAGAAAGGCCTAGAGCTGCCGCAAGGTACGTCTGAGTGTAATTAGGCGGCGGTGTAAGTGGCATCGGGATTGAGAATCAGCAATGACTTCCTATGTCTCGTTAAGCACTGAAATGCCCGCGCCGGATCAAGAATAGGTTTGCTCTCTGAAGTTGCGAAAGTAACACTCTCGAAAGTTTGACCACGCACTTCGTCGATGCAGTAACACTGTAGACCGTGGGATCTGAGCAAATCGCCTACTTCTCTCTCAAAGAATATGATTGTGTCGCGTGGGTCCACCTCGTAAATGCCCCTGATTTGCACTAAATCTTCCCCCTCCGCGGTGATGTCAAAGTGCAACTCACGCAGCAGCTGAGCTGTACACTTGCCGAACCGATGACTTTCTGTCTTCACAAAATGTGGAGTCAGGATCTTACCTGAGCCCCCTTGCACTGGGTCTGCAAAGAGTGCAAAAGCTTCTAGGGGCTTAACTGCCTCAAGATACTCGTCGACCAAGATGAAGCTGCACGTGGCTGCAAAGTCCAATGCACTACGAATCCACTTGCCTGTTATGTGCGGCTGATCTGCTTTACCATAAGTGCATGCCTCGAAGCGCCTGTCAGCACGAATGATATCCCTAATCACGCTAGATTTGCCCGCGCCCGGTACAGAATGAATGACAACCGGAATGCTAAGGTCACTACGAATACGCTTGAAGTTATACTTATCTAAATACTTAACTAGCACATCCATCTACAATCCTACAGCTAACACCTAAGCTATCAATCAATACTTGTCTCATAGATCAGCCGAACTTCCGACTTGAGCAGATGCTTGTTCTTCACAATGATACGCACGCAGTTGTAAAATGCATCCACTTCCTCCTCGCTCATGCGCTCGCGTGCCCGCTCACCCATGAGATATGCATAGGAAACTTCGATAGCATAATTGTCAATGCAATTAATCAGGTTGTTTGTCTCCTTGGCAATGCACATTCTCTCTAAGACCAATTGTGGTTTCTTGAAGATGCCATCCGGGCAGAGGTTCCAACCGCAGAAAGTGGGGCTATTGGTATGGCAAACCTTTGCCTTCAACTTGAGCTTGCTCAAAAAGCCTGAGTGTTCAGTAGACTTGTGTAATTTCTTGTTGGAGCACATATCATCCCCTGCAAAACAAATGCGCTCATCGCCCTTGAGCTTGTACTGCAAAAAGGTGAAAAGCATATTGGCCATCGTGTTGAAGAGGAACGTGCTCGCTTCGCCTGAAAATCTCATGATGGAGAAATTGCCTAACTTGGACCCAAGATGCGTCTTTATGTACCTGTAATCCTCAATGAGATCATTAGGTAGACCCAGGTAGCGCATGAGGCACAGCTCAAAAGCCATGATGTACTGATCTTGACTAGCATCGAAGGCCTCATAATCAGATTCGGTGCACAAAGCTCCAAAAGAGCCACGCCTAACCCAAGCATCCAGCTCACCCAACCCCTTACCGGAATGGATGTAATACTTCTCTGGCAAAGCTTCATGCAACTTCTTTTCGATGTACCTCATGTACGGCGCGAAGCGACACAACACAGAGTGCTGGAAACACACGATGGTTTGTGCTGCTTTCGCATCTCGGAAACGGTTATCAAACTTAG